CACACCAAATAGCTCGCATGCCGGGTGCTCAAGTGTTGTGCTTAGGTCATCCCTGCTCTCAGCCCCACCCCTGTCTCCTACGTGCAAGTAGTCATATATGCCCTCCACAAAATATGGGTGGCTTGAGTCATCGTCAAACATATTAAATATATTATCTACATACTTTGTTGCAACTGAGTCAGAGTCAACATAGGCCACCGTATAAGCAAATTTGTTTATAGCATCCTTGACAATAAGTGGGCGTTGAATTAAAAGCTTATAGACATTAATGTCCGATCGGTCAATAAATTTATTTTGCTTAATGTCAGTCACATCGCAGTCCCATCTAACAGTCAGAGCATTTTTAATAAGTCTATCTGAGTTGAGCATATAGACAATGACAGGAGTAGAAGAATGAGTAATTAAAGAATGCACACATGCCTCAACAGTATCGGCATATGAGTCAGTTGCATATAGGACGAATGCTTGCTTCATTGAGCAAAATTAATTAATATTGTATCAAATACAAATTAAAATGACAATAGAAGTTAGCTTTGGCGAAGTGCTAGATAAAATATCTATATTAGCCATTAAATTAAATCAAATTAAAGACGAACAGAAGCTTAAAAATATTCAGAAAGAATTCTCGTCTATAAGTGGTAGAATATCACAAGATGCATTTAGCGACCCCTTATACTTTGAGTTATGCAAGGTCAATCAAACACTTTGGAAAGTAGAAGATAAATTAAGGGAGCATGAGCAACTTAATAATTTTAATGAAGACTTTATAAACTTAGCTAGAAGTGTCTACGTTTTAAACGACAGAAGGGCCGCTCTCAAGAAAGAAATAAACATTAAATACAACTCAGAATTAATAGAAGAAAAATCTTATAATAATAATTAGTAATTTTACATACTTTAATAAAATAACAATGGCACAAATAGAAGAAGAAGAATTAACAAGATTAAAAGAAGCAAGCAATTCATTACGTGAATCTCGCTCAACAATTGCAGACATTGAGATATCAATGCATCGCTTAGAAAGCAAGAAGAAAGCAATTCTCTTTAATGCAGAGCAAGCAGCTGAACAGCTTAACAACATCCAGGAGGAGCTTCAACAAAAATATGGCAACATATTAATTGACCTTTCTACCGGAGAAATCAAAGATAACGATGGTAATTCGTAAACTATCTATAGGCGTTGACTACAAATCTGCTATGCATTACTTGCAAAGTCAATCCGTGTTGAATGATAACTACATCATTCATTTAATTAAGATTACAGATAGTGGGTCCTATCAAATCTACATTGAGAAAAACAATGAGGTTATTCTTTGGAAAGAGATAGGGGCTCATGTCCCTGTTATAATTGAATACGATATTTCATTTTAATTATGAGGTCACCTCAATACTTTGTCATCAAGTCGAAAGATGGCCAACGATACGATAACGTGCGTAATGGTATAATTATTTCTACATCAAAAGAAGACCATTTAGTTACCACTCGTGAGGCTATTATTATTGAAACCCCTATTGGGTATGAAGGCCCTATTGAGATAGGCGATGCAGTCTTAGTTCACCACAATACATTTAAAATTTATTTTGATATGCAAGGGCGTGAGAAGTCAGCATGGAATTATTTTAAAGATGATTTGTTTTTCATCGATGATCCATATGCATACAAAAAACCCGATGGTCAATGGAAGGGAATAGGTAGATACGTATTTGTTTCTCCTGTTCCTAACGACCAGTCAGGCATCAAGACTACGGATACAGAGTTCCCCCTTGTAGGCATTATCAAGTTTGGTAATGATGAAATGCTAGAGCTAGGATTAAACGAAGGCGACAGGGTCGTATTTGAGCCTGAGTCAGAGTATCCATTCTACGTGAATGGAGAGAAAGTTTATCGCATGTACACCAAGAATTTGACAATTAAATTAAATGAACAAGATAACGGAATTAAAAAAGAAGATAATTGATTCTGGATACAAAGCTGTCGAAGAATTAATTAAGGTTGCAGAAGAACAAATCATTACTCACCAAGAAGATGACTTATCAGCTGACAAATTACGATCAGCTGCACAAGCAAAGAAGTTAGCTATTCTTGATGCCTTTGAAATACTTAAACGTATTGAGGAGGAGAGTAACATCATTGAAGGCGTTGTTAACAATCAAGTTAATACCAACCGAGGATTTGCTGAGTCTAGAGCTAAGAATAAATGAGTTTACACAAAGTCCTTTCTAATATTATCCCTGAGAAAATTCTTGCCAAAAAGAATGAGAAGAAACAATGGGAGTATGGATGGGATCCGGAATATGATATGGTTGTCATATCTAGAGATGGGACCATTGGAGATATCTATGATATAGCTAATCTAAGAGTTGCTTTGCCTAAAATTCCAAATAAAATAAATCAAAAAGTTAATAAATGGCAATATACAGAATTGCCTAAAGAGCTATCTCGCATCAAGACAATCTTTGATTGGAACAGGCGTGACAATACTTTTAAGAATCAATGGGTAGATTTTATCGAAGAAGAGTTTGACCGAAGAGAACTTGGCTATTGGTTTATTAATAATGGCGTTACTACCTATATGACCGGAAGTCATTATATGTATCTTCAATGGACAAAGACCGATGTTGGCAAGCCCGACTTTAGGGAGTCCAATAGAATATTTTATTTATTTTGGGAAGCATGTAAAGCTGATGCTAGGTGCTTTGGTATGTGCTATCTTAAAAATAGACGTTCAGGATTCTCTTTTATGGCATCATCAGAATCTGTCAATATTGCAACTTTAGCTAAAGATGCACGTATTGGTATGGTGTCAAAGACAGGACCCGATGCTAAAAAAATGTTTACTGATAAGGTTGTCCCTATTGCCAATAACTATCCTTTCTTTTTTCAGCCTGTACGTGATGGTATGTCAGCACCAAAGACTGAACTTGCCTTCCGTGTCCCTGCATCTAAGATTACACGTAAGAACATGGACCAAGAGCAAGGGGAAGATGTTGATGGATTAGATACATCTATTGACTGGCGTAACACATCAGATAACTCATATGATGGAGAGAAGCTTAAATTTTTAATTGAGGATGAGGCTGCTAAGTTAGAGAAACCAATGAACATCGAGAACGGATGGCGTATACGTAAGACTTGTCTTCGATTAGGAGCAAGGATTATTGGTAAGTGTATGATGGGCTCAACATCGAACGCTCTTGACAAAGGAGGAGAAAACTACAAGCGATTGTTCGCTGACTCTGATGTAACTAAAAGAAATAAGAATGGTCAGACTCTATCAGGTTTATACTCATTGTTTATCCCTATGGAGTATAACTTTGAAGGATACATCGATGAGTTTGGACACGCAGTATTAGAAACTCCTGAGAAGCCTGTCCGTTCAGCTGAAGGTACATGGATAATTCAAGGAGTCATTGAGTATTGGAATAATGAGGTTGCCTCATTAAAGTCTAACCCCGATGCACTTAATGAATTCTATCGTCAGTTCCCAAGGACCGAGTCACATGCTTTTAGAGATGAGACCAAATCGTCAATTTATAACTTGACTAAAATATACCAACAAGTTGACTACAATGATGGTATGTTAGAAGATAGAGTATTGACTCGTGGGTTCTTTCATTGGAAAGATGGCGAGAAAGACAGCGAGGTTATCTGGACTCCTGATAGGAATGGTAGGTTCTTGGTATCATGGATACCTGAGATAGCCATGCGTAATAACTTTATTTCTAAGAATGGGACTATGTACCCATTGAACGAACACGTAGGTGCTTTTGGATGTGACCCTTATGATATATCTGGTGCCACCTTTGGAGGGTCAAACGGATCATTGCATGGGCTCACTAAGTTTAATATGGCTAACGCCCCATCGAACGCATTCTTTTTAGAATACATTGCTAGACCACAAACAGCTGAGATATTTTTTGAAGAGGTATTAATGGCTTGCGTATTCTATGGAATGCCTATCTTAGCAGAAAATAATAAAGCTAGGTTGCTTTACCATTTTAAGAACAGAGGCTACAGAGGATTCTCTATGAATAGACCTGATAAGCATAAGGCTAAATTATCATTCACGGAAATAGAGATTGGTGGCATACCGTCTTCAAGTGAAGACATGAAGCAGGCCCATGCGGCAGGTATAGGTACTTACATTGAGAAATATGTAGGGTATGATTTGGAAGGCATTTATAGAAATCCAGATGAAATTGGCAACATGCCATTTGAAAGAACTCTTATGGATTGGTCTAAATTTAATGTAAATGATAGAACAAAGTTTGATGCTTCTATCAGTTCAGGACTTGCTATTATGGCAAACCAAAAACATATTTATTTGCCAGAGAAAAAAGAGTCAAAAATAAGCATTAAATTTGCAAGATACGATAACAGCGGTTCAGCGAGTAGACTGAAAATAATATGAACGACCCTTTAATAATGATTAATCCTTCTAGCTT